GATGATCAAGTTCTCCCAATAAAGATCTTGAAGCGATAGCACCCTGTAAGTTCGCAACATGTGGAAGAAAATCAGCAGATTCATAAATCCTACCGTTACGATTTTTTTGATTAAATGTCGTAAATACACCTTCCAATACAATTGAATCATCCTCTTCTGTGTGTTGTGAAAGATTTGCTTCGCATCTCTCAACAATCAAAAGTTTCTTTTGTTTCATCTTTGTATGATATTTATATATTTTATATAGTATATTTATGCAAAATATTTTTTAAGATTTTGAAAATCATAAATTATAGACCTGCAAGCGGTCCTCCACCACTCTCATCGCCTCCATCATCCTCTTTTTTCTTTGGTTTCTTTGCTTTAAACTCATTTTTAGGAGCACCATCCAATATCTTTGCAATATCTTCCTGTTTATACCCCTCATCTTTCAATTTCTTTTCATCTTTATATCTTTGATTGAGTTTCAAATCTTCATCACTCATACCAAAATACTTGCGGACAATAAAATCGAAATCGAAATAAGGAGTTTCATTTCCTTCAGCATCCCTTTCAACCATTGTAGACATTATAGATGAAATAAAATCAGCCTGCTTTTGTAATAATTCTATTTCCTTATTTTGTTCAAATACAGAATCCTTATAATAATCAAGACCCATATTCACACGGAAATTCATATCTGTCTGAATTTCTGGATGCTTCAAACACATTTGAATATATAATGGCTTGATAAGGATTTCTTGGAATACTGATCTAAGTCTTGTGATAAATTTAGAGAAACGAATTTCTTCACGGGCAATTCCGTCTGCTGTCAGTGTAAACACACCTTCTCCCTGCTCCTTTTCAAATCTTGAAGCAGGAATCTTTGAAGCCTGTCTTAATTTATCTCTGAAATATTTTAGAGTTTCTGTGTCCGAGATTTCAGGACCATCATTACCGATATTTTGAATCTGTGGAGTTTCACCACCTTCAGAAGCCATGAAGATATCTTTATAGAACTGAAGCATTGGGCGACCGTTAGTATGTATTTCACCAGAATCCCAATCGAAATCAACGATTTCTTTATAAGAATTCATTGCTTGAGCGAGTGTTTGACGACCTCTAACAGATTGAACACTACCAACAGGAATAATATATTGAGTTTTATAAGATGCATTAGTCACCGCCCAAATGATACGGGTTGCTTCCATTGTTCTCAATATATTAAATGATCTGATAAGTCTTTCGACATATGAGATGCGTGATGTCATATCCGATTTAGAATATGAGATATAGATGATTTGCGAATCAAAAAGAATTCTATCCTGTGTAACCTGTCCACCAGCACCCATTCTTTGATTTACAAACCAAATCTTTTCATTAGTCTGTGGGTCTAAACCAGGTGTCAATGATGCTGGATCCAATTCAACAAAACCTATAATATCACTTTGACTCTCATTATACACAATTTCAAAAGCCAAGAATCCATCTATAAGCCACTTACGAAAATAATCAGACGCTTGGATAGCATCATAAAATCCAAAATAATTATAAAGTTTATTGTATTCTATATTAAGTTCATCTAATATAGTTTGATCAACTTTATAATTTAATTTTATATCAGCAAATTTATTTCCACCATCAAAAACTATGGACTCTTCACAAACTATATCCAATATCTCCTCAATTTCATCCTGTAAAGCAAACTTTCTAAGTTGCTCTTTCTTTTTCTGATAACTTTCTTCCGCTACACCAAAATAACCTTTACCTAAACTTGGATCTGTTGATGACATTCGAGCAAATAAGACTTGAACATTTTCATCATTTATAGTTCCAATTTGGGTAGTATTTGTATTTCCATTTGAAATATTTTGTTGAGTCAACATCAAATCCACAGAACGAACATTTTTGATGACATCATCTTTATAGTTCATTCCGAAACTTGACAACTTCCTCAATGCCCTAGTAACGGGATTTGGATTATTTGAATAACTTCTACTATTTCCAGTAAAACCAGCCATATAATTTATTTACTTTAAAAATTAAACATTCTATTATTATATTTATGAAGATTATATATAGAATTAATTCTTATATCCTATATACGAAGCCACAGCAGTGGTGAAAATTCTACTTGTTAATAGGTCAAATAAAAGACCTTTTTCAATACCAAGTGCTTTACAAATAGCCTTACCAATAGATGGTCCTATCGTCACACCTGTTAATCCACCGATTATTGAACCAAGAACGCCTTCATCAATTTCCCCTTTCTTTATCATTTCGGCAATCAGTTCTGAATTATTTTCAACTTCTATCATTTGTGATTCATTTAATACAAATTGATCGACATCTTCTGATATTTTTTTCATTTTAATAAAAATGTATGTGTATAAGATATTTATGATTAAAAAGAAAAAATGGGGGTCATGACCCCCATTTTTACATATAAAATTTAGTTTTTTACTCGAAATTACCACTTTCAATAGATCCAGTCTTAAGAACTGTAAGTCTCTGAGAAAGAATTTCAAGACCTCTAATAATCTCAACATAGATATCTATAACACCCATATTTCTGTCAATCACTTCATTTGTGTTATTTGATGCGTCCATAACTGTCTTGTAATCATAAAGTCCATCACCAAGTTTCATATTTGAAAGGAATGAATCCACCAATGTTTTGATTTCTTCACGATTTCTTGCTGTATTAGCCTCCCAATTATATCTCTTAAGAATTGACTCAACATTATCCTGAATATAAATACAAGCCTCACGAGCGTGAATTGAACTCAATGCAGATACTGGTGTCTGTTTTGCTGTCTTATTAGCGAAGATTTCAACACCAACACCATTCTCCCAAACGATAGGGTTAATACCCATTGGCTCAAGATAGTCTCTGTCCGAGTGAACTAATGCACCCTCAACACCAATAACCTGATTTCCAGAAATTACACCACGCTTTGGACCCGCTACAATAGCCCAAGCATTTGCGTTGGTATATTTAGCAATATAAAGATTAGATACATATGCTGCAGGTGGTACAGTCTTCACAGCAGCAAGATCTGAAATCTTCAAATATGGATAGAAATAAGCAGCCCAAGATGCACCATTTTCTTCTGTTGGTAAAGAGAATAAATATGCTGGTGCAACACCCAAATTACCTCCTGTAGCAATGTATTCAGACTTAACAGCACCATACGCATCAATAAATGATGGTTCTATACTTCTCTTGAAATCTTTCATAGAAGGAGCATTTACAATAGCAAGACCCGATTGACGACCCTTACAAAGCAATGCATATACTTTCTTACACTCGCTTTCGATACCATATCCAAATGTATCAACAACATATCTCCACTGAATATGATCTCTATCTATAAGTGATTTATAAAGATTTGCTTGAGTATTTTCCTCACTAATCATATTAAGAATTTCATTCTGACGCTCATTTGTTCCATTAGGCATAGAATCTTCACTAACTTTAAATCCTCTAAGGAATGTCCAGTGGAATCTATCACAAATAGTATCTATTGTAGCATATTTTGAAACATATGATCCATCTTTTAAAATCACATCAGAACATATAACTCTGTAATGCTCATTATCTTTTTTGTAAATTGTCTTATCCTTACTATCAACACCATTTTCAATATACAATGGTTTAATTTCAACAACTCGTGTTAATCTAGAGAAGTACTTGTCTTCATCACCTTCAGGATCTGCAGGACTTGTATAAGAAAGAAGCATATCACCAACTTTGATATTTCCATTTACAAAATCATCTTTCTGTATAATAACTTCATTATCAGCATCTACATTAAGAGGAATTCCATTATTAGTAATATAATAAATTGATTTAGATCCTTTCTCATGAACTTTAATCCTACCCATATATGATAAACTTTCATTATCACTATTATATTCATCAAGTTCATCAAGTCTATCTTGAGAAATAGCATATGAAAGGAAGTTTATAGAATCTTTATTAGTAATGAGATGGAAATTATGTCCAACAATATCAATAGATTCATTAACGACTCCATTTTCCTCATCCATAAAAGCAGACTCCATCATATCTATATTTGTAGTACAAAATAGACCAGTTAATAGAGAATCTTTATTAATCATATCTTCAATCCAAATATTCTGATTAACCTTATTGGTAAAATTTGGAAGCAAAGATCCAATATAAGTAGCGATAACATTTACAGAAGTAAGTCCTAAAAATTTACTAAGTTCTTCTGATTTAAATCCATACTTATCAAAATATTTCTGATATACCATATCAGAAGCAAATCTTTTATATGGATGTTCGTTATCATCAGTAAAAACTTTTGAGCATCCATCCATATAAATGGATGTGTTTGTAATACCATCTCCTTCAGAATTTGTTAAAGGATTATCTTCTTTTTTCAATTCAGGACCAAAATCTCCACCAATAACATATACTTCCACCATATAATCACTTACAAAAGAAGTACCATTAAGATATTCTGGAACATTTTCGGCACCAAACCATTCATTAAGAGTTATATCATATCCCTTTGTGCTTCTTTCACTAGCTTTCTTAACAAGAACTGAAATTGGTTTATCACCAACATTTGTAAAGTTAAGAATATTCTTCGTGCTATCAAATACATTAACAGCATCCTGATATGACTCCGAATTTAAACTCCAAAACTTATCTGTATTATATAAAGTCTGATAAGGTAGTGTACAAATATTACCATTAGATTTACTAACATTTGTAGAAATAGACCTATGCATAACTTGGTCTCTATCGGGATTAAGTGATAAAAGGTTCAAACAAAGAATAGGACCTGCACTAAGTGCTACTAAAGCACTTCTGTGAAAATATGATCCTCTCTTCTCAAGTGAACGGTCAATATTACCATACAATTTAATAAATTGAGATGAGTTTGTTATTAACTGAACACTATTGAATGGACCTTTCTTTGAAAAACCGACAATAAGTCTTAAATTAGAATAAGACCCAGACACAACATCACTTGAAACGGTTGAAAGATCTCTTTCAAATCTATATGTACCAGCCGACTTCAAGCCTGATAATTCAACATCAATAGCCATAATTTTAAATTATTGTTTATATATATATTATTTATGTAAATTATTTTTGCAAAAATAAAATGCATAAATAATATTGAATATTATAAATACTATCAAAAATAAAATAATATTATCATAAATATAATATAAAATAGATATATAATAAATAAATAATATAATATGGCACTTAATCATTATAGTCATTATAGACATTCAGAAGCAGCAACACAAATGTACGAAGTAGTTAGTCCTGCATTGTTTGAGGTTGAGTTTACATTTCCAGAGTCAATTCAGACGACTGGTGCTATAGAACCAGGTAAACTTTTTGAGCATGTAAGATCAATATCTGGTCTTGATGGTGTTACACCTACTGTTGGTAATGTTGTTCAGAAGTATAAATTCGCGGAAAGACATTATGCAGCAGCAGGTCCTGATAAAACATCTTTAGAGTTGACCATCACATTTACATTGAACCTAAATGATGCTCATCAAAATTATGTTTATAATATGTTGCGTAAATGGTACAATTTAATTTATAATCCACAAAATGGTCAAATGTTAACTAAAAAACAATATGCTAAAGGTTCTATATTGGTAATTAAAGAACATGACAGAGACGGAGCCATTTGGAGAAGAATAACATGTGTTGATTTCTTTCCTTCAACTCCTCCAACTGGCTTGAATGAAGATAACTATGATAGTGTGGGAGACGCTAAGACTGCCAGCATCACATTTATAGTTGATGATTGGTTTGAAGAAACAGTTGGTTTGGAAGATTATAAAACAGGTCCTCACAGTGCACCAGTATACTATAGTAAAGTAGTGGGTAATAATAAAGTAGAACTTGTCGGACAATTAAATAAACTTTCCGAGACTATATATAAAGATACCAATTCGACATCTACTACACCTAATGAATAAAACAATTAAAAATAATTATTATTTTTATAAAGTGAAGGAATTTCCTTCACTTTTTTGTTATCTTTTATTTAAATAATAATTTATATGGGAAAGACAGTAGTATTTTTTGATTTGGAATGTACTTCCATAAGTTTTAATCCCGATAATGTAAGGATTATTGAAATTGCAGCAATAAAGGTGGATTTGGATACACTTGAGGAAGTGGATAGACTTTATTTCAAATGTAATAATGGAGATGTTCATATTGCGAAAGATGCATATGAAGTTCACGGTATATCAGAAGAATCTATAAAAGATTTACCCACATTCCACGATAGAGCAAAAGAGGTATTTGAATTTGTTAATGGATATGATGTAGGTGGATTCAATTGCGCGTTTTACGATATTCCTATTCTATACTCAAGTTTTTTAAGAGCAGGTTTAAATTGGAAT